ATAAAAAAGGGCAAAGCTAAAGCGGACTGCGATGTAGCGCAATCCCTGCACTCAAAGGCGATGGGGGCGGAATGGGAAGAACAGCAGGCGATCAAGGTGAAGCGCGTTGAATATAAAGACGGCAAGCGCTTGTCTGAGATTGAAGAGGTTGTAACGGTGCCTGTTGCTCGGCGCGACCCTCCAGACTCGACGGCATGCATATTTTGGCTTAAGAACCGCAAGCCGAAGAGTTGGCTGGAGAAGGTAGCCCTCACCGGACCCGATGGTGGCGCGATTAAGTCGGAAATCACGGTAAACTTCGTAAAGCCAGATGGCAGCGCAGATCGAATTTCCTGACAAGCTGGCGGAGCTCTTTGAACCCCATCCTTACAAAGTGCTCTACGGCGGCCGTGACGGAGTAAAAAGCTGGTCTGTGGCGCAGGCGCTCATCATTTTAGGCACGCGCAAACCTCTTCGTATTCTCTGCGCCCGCGAGACGATGGATTCAATCCGCGAATCCGTTCATCAGTTGCTCAGCGATCAGATTGTCAGGATGAGACTGGAGAAGTTCTACAACCCTCTGCAATCGGAGATTCGCGGCGCTAACGGGACAGAGTTCGTATTCGCCGGCCTCCGCAAGCAAACGGTCAGTTCGATCAAGTCCTACGAGGCCATCGACATTTGTTGGGTAGAAGAGGCTTCGGTCGTCAGTCGGAGAAGCCTCACGATTCTTCTCCCCACCATCCGCAAACCTGGCAGTGAGATTTGGCTGACTTTGAATCCAGATCTCGAGACTGACCCGGTGTACCAGGATTTTGTTATCAACCCGCCCAAAGGCGCGCTGGTCATCAAGACGTCGTACCACGACAATAACTGGCTGTCGGATGAGTCAAAGCAGAAGATAGATACGCTCCGCGAGAAAGATCCCGACACTTTCCATCATGTTTATGAAGGCGCGACACGCTCCACCGTCGAAGGCGCCATCTACAAGAGTGAGATTCAGGCTGCGGAGACAGCAGGCAGAATCCGCGAAGTCCCCTTCGATCCGATGATGCCCGTCGACACGTTCTGGGATCTTGGATTCGCTGACAGAGTCTCGATTTGGGCAGCACAAAGAACGCCGTTCGAGATTCGAATCCTGCGTTACTTCGAAGGCGATCATCAGGCCATCGACTACTATCTCCGCGAGATGCAGACCTGGGGGTATGTCTTTGGGACATGCTTTTTACCGTGGGATGGCGGTACGCGCTCGCTCGGCACGGGGAAGTCAATCGAGGAAATCATGCGCGGCAAAGGCTTTAAAGTGCGGGTGAATCGCCAGTTGAGCGTGGCGGATGGGATCAATGCAGTCAGAACGCTTTTCCCGCAGCTTTACTTTGACGCTAAATTATGCGCGGATGGTTTGCAGTATCTCAGACGTTACCAGTGGGGTCCGGCAACGGCTTTAGGCGTTCCGCGAAGCCAGCCGCTGCATGACGATGCTTCTCACCCGGCCGACGCGCTGAGGACGCTGGCAGTGGGCATTCGTGAGCCATTGATGAAGAAGCAGGACCAGCAGAAGCAGAAGCCGAGGACGGTGAGCGCATGGGGATGAAGTTATTTAGAAAAGCACTCAAAGAGCGGGACAATCTCCTGACTAATGAGCTTCGCAATCGTATCCACGCAATTTGTAACCTCTATGTTTTTCGTGAGCCCTTCCTGCAAGAGCGTATGGTGGTAATGATGGGAAGTGAAAAGAAGAGTACGTATCCGCACTACAGGCGCTTATCCCGATACGGCAATGATGAAGTTGAACTCCATAACATGGCGCGCGCTCCTCAAGACAAATTAGCTGGTAGACCGCGGCCGGAGGTATGCGATGTTTGTGGGGAATTTCATCCGCCAATAAAGACGCCTGTCGAGGAACCCATATGTCCAAATTGAAGGCCGCTCAGCGTAATAGTCTTCCATCCTCTGAATTTGGCATGCCAAAAGAAAGAAAATACCCCATGCCCGACAAAAATCATGCACGTGTGGCGAAGAGCTATGCCAGCAAAGAAGTGCACGCTGGCAAGTTAAGCGCGAGCGCGGCGGCGAAGATTCGGGCGAAAGCGGACAGGATGCTGGGCAAGTAATGCCCTGGACGCCGCGGCAGGTGCGCTACCTGTTGAGCAAGGTTTCCCCGCTCAAGCCAGTGCAGCAGAACAAGATGAAGGCTGAGCTTCACGCCAACCCGGCGCTGGCTCACGCAAAGAAGGGCACGGAGGCGTTAAAGAAAAATGGCTGATAAAAAGATGATCCGCCGCATGGAGATTGAGCCTGCTGAGAACGGCGGGCACATGGTCACGCACCATTTCAAGGAGATGCCGACGCATTCTGGCAAAATCGGCATGGGCATGGCGTATCAGGAGCCGGAAAAGCATGTCTTCGGAGAGAACGAAGGTCATGCGATGCTGGCGCATATCGCCAATCACCTGGCTATTCCTGAGTCGATGGGTGAAAAGAAGGAAGAGATGGCCCCGGAGAAGGAAAGCGCTGAAGAAACAGGCGGTTACGATGCGGATGAGGGCGACGAGTGACCTGGAACGCCCCGAAGATCGCGGCTCTGCTCAAGATGCCTCAGCCGGTGCACGTTGCCAATCTTCCTGCCCCGCAGATGCCTGTTCGTCCGGTGCAGGCAGTCGGGCAGGCGCGTCCGCCGATGCCGAAGTTCGCGCAGCCGAAAGTGCCGGGTACCTATCGTGGGTAGCCCTGTGGAGGACGCTGAGCGGTCGCTTAGAGTACTGATCAGGTTGGCGCCGAAGATCAAGGATCACGCCGACCTTGAACGAAAACTGACCTCCGCGCCGCCGGGGCTCCGCGGCGTGATCTATGAAACCGTAGTGCCGCATCTGAAGTTCAAAGCATGGCCGCTGGACAGGTATGTTGCCAGCGCTGGATGCCGAGCTGAGCAGCAGCAACTGCCCACGGTGGGCGCAGACGGCAAGTTGCACGAATTCCGTGCGGCAACGGACGTGACGTCGCTCGAAAAGCTGGCGACGGATGTTCTGGCTGAGACATTGGCAAAGCGGACTCTGATCCTGGTTTGCGCGAAATGTACCCGCCAGCAGTCATTTCTCGGGCTCGAAACGGAAACGCCCGCCGACGTCGTGATTCGGGCTCGGGAAGCTGGATGGGTCTACGACTACATCGCTCGGCCTCCCGTGGAAATCTGCCCGTCGTGCCCAACACCCTTGCGGCAAGTGAACTAAATGGCCGAGAAAGACTCGGAAAAGAAAGATCCGAACGAAGAACTGCTCAAGCGCATTCGCCAGCGCTACCGCTATGGCATGGATAAGTGGCGGCACAACCGCGACGAAGGCCAGAAGAACATCAAATACGTCTCCGGAGATCCATGGACAGATGAAGACAAGCAGGCGCGCAAAGGACGTCCTACCGTATGCCCCGATGAACTGAACCAATACGTAAACCAAGTCGTCAATACCGCTCGCCAGAATCCCCGCGGCGTCAAGATCGATCCCGCCGGCGGGGATGCGACGATGGAACTGGCAGAGTATCGGGAAAACCGTATCCGCGCGATTGAATACGCCTGCAACGCGAGCCGGGTTTATATCGGAGGCCTTCAGGGAGCGGTTGAAAGAAATGTTGGCTACTGGAAGGTCAGCAGGGTCTTCGTCGACGACGATTCGAGCGAGCAGGAAATCGTCATTCTGCCTATCCAGAATCCCGATGCTGTTCTGATCGACCCGGATTACAAAGAGCTCGATGGATCTGACATTAAATGGGCTTTCGAGCTCGAAAGAATTCCGCTGGGGGAGTTCGAGAACGAATACCCCGACGCGGAGAAGCGGAGTTTTTCAGCGGATGACTTTGGGCAGGACGCCGAATACTGGCTCGACAGCAAGTCGATCCTGATTGCGTCATACTGGGAAGTCAAAACCGCCTATAAGAAGGTCAGTAAGGGCGCAAGGCAGAAGGCGCAGCGCACGGTCCGCCAGTACATCACCAATGGCGTCGAGATTTTGATGACTGGGGACGTCCAGCCTGGGCCGTACATTCCTATTGTGCCGGTGTTTGGCAAGGAATTGTGGGTTTCAGCTGATGGCGGATCTGCGGAGAGAGTGCTGATTTCGCTCGTATCGCTGGCGCGGGACCCGCAAAAGGCACTGGCTTATGTGATGAGTTCAATGCTTGAAAATGTCGGGCAGATTCCAAAGGCGTCGTGGGTCGGCTACAAGGGGCAGTTTGAGTCGGACGCAGATGCCTGGGCATCGGTGAATCAGGTCTATCACCCGATTCTGCAGGCCGATCCTCTGACCGATCCGACTTCGGGGCAATTATTGCCGCTCCCACAGAGAGTGCAGCTCACGCCCGATTTTCAGGCTTACTCTGTTGGCGCCGATATCTGTCGGCGAGCGATTCAATCGGCCATGGGGGTGAATGCTTTACCAACGGCCGCACAGAGGCAAAACCAAAAATCCGGAGTGGCTCTGGAAAAGATTCAGACCGAGCAGAACATCGGCTCCTATCATCTGGTCGACAGCTACGATTCGGCTATTAAGCTAACGGGGCGCATCGTTTGCGACTGGCTGCCAGAGACAGACTTAGGCGAGACGCAGAGAGCGATCCGCCAGGAAGACGGCAAGCACAAGCTGGTCAAAATCAATACGGATGAGCCGGTTTCTGAAGAAAACGACCCAAGCCAAACCTATCATTTTCCGATCGCCGATGACGATGGTCGATATCAGGTCACAATTTCCTCCGGACCTTCCCATGAGTCGCAGAGAGAAGAAGCCAGCGAGTTTGTCGATACGCTGGTGCAGAACCTCAAGAATCTCCCGCTAGGTCCGCAGCAGGCTCTGGAAATTCTCGCTTTGGGGATTCGACAGAAGCAGCTTGGACCTTTGGGCGATCAGATGGCGGACATTCTCTCGCCGCAGGGTCAAACGGCGCAGATGGGTCAGCAGCTTGGCCAGTTGCAGCAGCAGATGGCGCAGTTCAAGCAGCAGGGCGAAGCGCAGCAGGCTCTGATCCAGAAACTCATGCTGGAGCGGCAAGGCAAGGTCGTGGAAAACCAGGGCAAGATGGCGCTCGAAAAAATCAAGGGTGCGGCGGTCCTTTCCGAAGCCAATATGGATCGGGAAACCAAGATTGCCGTGGCTGAGATTTCCACCAAAGCGCAGGTTGATAGTGAGCGCCAGCAGTCTTACGAGGAGTTGCAGCAGCAGTTCCATGACCAGGCTCATGAGACGGCGTTGCAGGCTCAACAGCAGGGGCATGAGCAGAATATGCAACAGGCTGCCGCGGCACAACAGGCCGCCATGCAGGCGCAACCAGGGGCACCTGGGGAGGCTTCCCCTCAACCCGGCGGCGAACCTTCTCCCTCGCCGCCCGCGCCTCAAGTTTAGTTTTCCGCCTGCTCGGCGCAAGAGCAATGAGGTAATATGCCAGAAGAGACGGTAGTAGCGGCCCCGTCAGCCGTAGAGACGAAAGTACCTGTTGAAATTCCCCGCAGCGGAACTCCGGAATACGCTCAATGGCGTGTGAACGGCGAACTGCCTGAAGCCAAGCCGAAAACTGAGGACTCGGCAACCTCTTCCGTCGCCGGCGAATCGGAAACGCCAAAACCGCAGGAGAATAGCGAACGCCCGAAAAAGCCTGGTGCAGAACAGCGCATCAGGGAACTGGCGGCAAAGGTGAAGCGCCTCGAAGCTGAGGCCGCGGCACGTTCGCAACCAGTGGCTGAGCCCGCTCCAAAGCCTCAACCTGTCCAGCAGCAACCGCAGGGACAGCGCCCTAAACCGACTATTGACGGAAAGAACGCCCAGGGGAAACCGTATCCCTCTTACGAGGAATTTACGGAGGACCTGGCGGGCTGGATCGCCGATCAACGGGTGGCGCAATATCAGCGGCAGCATCAGGAACAAGCACAAAGGGCTGAGGTAGCAAAGAAAGTCGAGGCGGCTAAGGCGCGCTA